GGCCCCCGAGGGGGCCCCAGGTGCTTAGCCACGTGGAGACAAAGTCTGCGGTGGATCCCTTATCGGGGGCCACTGCAATAGCTTTGTCTTTGCCTGTACTGCACTGCTTTCTCCTTAGTGGAGAAAGTTGATGCGGTCCAGGCCTGCGTTTTGTACGGCTGCGCTGCGATGCTCCAGGCTTAACCCACCTGGAACTAGCACGCAAAGCCCAGCGCTATGTACCCGTGACAGTGTTCATCACTGGCACAACTCCGACGTACTCTGATCCGTGCGTCGCACCACGTTTAACGGCGTGGGGCAAACGTCCGTGCGAGTGCGCGGGCGCCCTTCCGGGACCCATGGGTGGGGGGCTCTTACAAAGAGCCCTCCACCTGTGGTACCGGAAAACCGTAAGGGAGGACCATGCCTACTGTTACCTCTAATCGATCTTCCGCTTGGAGTGACCGGGTAAACTACCGGTACACTCTGAACGGAGCAAAGGTCGACGGAGGTTTCGTAGATCTGAATCCTTGGTCGCAAACGACCACCAGTTGGCGAACTGGAGGAGATCTTATCTCCGAGGATTCACGCTATGAGAGCATGACAGGTGAGGAGCTGAATCGTAATGTCCGTGTTGAGTACGCGAAAGCGTATGACACCGGACATGACTTCAGCACTCGGTTAACTACCGAGCTTCAGTGGAATCAACAAGAGTCCATTGAACAACACCCGTCATCCAACGGTGTCTCGTACTATGGCCCGGTCATGATTTCCATGCCCGTAGCTAAGTCACGAGTTCCGTCGGCGCCACCCTTTACTAGCTATGTTCCCAGTTCAACTCAGATTAAGTTGGACGGGACTAAGCTTTGGGGAATGGCGGTTCCTGTAGCGACCGAAGTTGGATTGGCTGCATTCCTAGGGGAATTACGCGAGGGCTTGCCCAAGCTCCCTGGAATGTCCTATAAAGGGAAACCGGGCTCACGTGCTGTGGGCTCGGAATACCTGAATTGGAAGTTCGGCATTCGGCCACTTAAGGCCGATTTGCAGAAATTAGCCATCGGAATTACTGAATTCCATAAGCGGGTTCAGCAGTTCCAGCGTGACTCCGGACGTAATATCCGGCGTCGCCGCAGCTTCGGTGAATCGCGTCGAGAGGTGGATCTGTTGACAAACGGTGGCGGTACTTCTGTCACCGGTATTCCGCCGCTCTTCGGAGCGTCGGATGTCTACACGACCCAGTTATACCTCTCGATGGGGAGTCTGTCTGTTCGAGATGTTATCGAAGAACAGACTTGGTTTTCAGGCGCATACACTTACTACCTCTCCGAGGCACATTCGTTCCTCGGAAAGCTGGAAAGGTATGAACAGCTCGCTAATCACGCGCTGGGTCTCGAGTTTGACCTCGATACCGCCTGGCAACTAACTCCCTGGTCCTGGCTAGTCGACTGGTTTAGTGACGCAGGTACCTTTATAAGGAACTGCGTTGCTATGTCCAACGACTCAGTCGTGGCCCGGTACGCGTACGTTATGCATCACCGAAAGGTGACACGTACGTATTCCGTGACTGGAATGCGCCTGCGAACAGGCGTAACCGGACCAACCGCTGTCGCAGCGTCAGAGACTTTCGAGTCAAAGACGCGAACGGCAGCTACCCCTTACGGATTTGGCTTCAATCTGGGAGCTTTGTCAAACTCCCAGACGGCCATACTCGGAGCGCTTGGTTTGACCAAGGCACCGGGAGTCCTGCACAAGCTTTAGCCCATAAGGCCGAATCGCTTGTGGTTGTGGGATGTAATCCCTCCAGGACGGGGATCTGGGCAACCTGCCCGATCCTTACACAACTACTGCAAGGAACGTTGCATGGCATTCGCCGATCCACAATCTGTCACAGTTTCAGGAACAGCCATTTCGCTTCCGCGGACTGGCTCTGGCGAGTCGTCGGGGACGTTTACGTCCTCTGACGGTCTTTACCAGATGACGGTGTCGCACGCCTACGGGCGTCGCAACCGTCGTGTCCTGAAGCTGGTGGGCTCCAAGATCTCTGCGGACCCGCTGGTTCCTTCGCAGAACACCCGATCGTCAATGACAGCGTCACTGACGGTCGACGTGCCTGTGAACGGTTACACAGTGGCCGAAGAGAAAGCCGTCGTCGATGCGCTGGTCGCGTATCTGACGGCGTCTACCGGAGCTCGGGTCACCCAGCTTCTGGGTGGTGAGAGCTGACAGATCTTTCACCGGTGCGTGTCAAGCTGAGGATGGACCATCCGTTCTACAGATCGGAGATCCATGAAAAGCCTGATCGCGCTCCTGCAGTGCATCCTCGAAGAAACGAGGGTGCGATGTGGCGTAAGCACCGCTCGTGACCTTAAACGGATCACGAGTCGCATCGAACACGAGGGGATTTCGTTTTTAACGATCTCCCTGGCCCGCTTCGGAAAGGACTTCACAAAGTCTCTTGACGAAGGCAGGGTCGCACACGCCTCTTTCGCTGGTTTCCAGCGGAGAGGAGCTCTCCCCCTATTACTAGGAGGTTTGCTTGCACGTGTATTCGATGCTGATACCGGTCTGTTGCTTGACCCGCCAGATTTAGAAGCAGTTCGATGCGTGCGTCAGATTACTCTGATGTGGGCAAAGATACTGCCTGACTCTTCTCCTGGGTTGGAGGAGGTCCAGTGCACACCCGAGAGGGTGGACGCTGCTTTATCTAAGTGGGTCTTGTGTGAGCAGGACGTACGTGAGTCGTACGAGAAATTACTCCTCTCTGAAGAGGGGCTTCTCGAAGAGTTCCGTAAAATCGGAGCTCTGCTCTGGAGAGACTTCTTCTCGCGTATAGACAATCGTCTGTACCACGAGATGCTCTTTCCGAAGCACGGCCCAGGAGCTACTGCCGATAAGCTTCGCGGCAACGCGAAGTATGAACTTAGGCAGTGGACTCGGAGACTGGAAGAGGCGTTCCCACACTGGGAGTACCTCATCCCGAATCCCTCCTCCCCAGAGCAGATTAATGCTCTGAGGGGCGTACAGGTCCTCGAACCTCGGGACGAACAACCCGTTAGGGTTGTCACTGTCCCTAAAACGCTGGATACACCACGAATCATTGCCGTCGAACCGACCTACATGCAGTATATGCAGCAGGCGGTTCTCGCGATGATGGTGCAAGAGATCCCTCGCTTTTACCAAACGAGGGAGCTCATGCAATTCGTATCTCAAGAACCAAACCAATGGCTCGCGAGAGAGGGCTCCATCACTGGGGACCTCGCCACACTCGATTTGAGTGAGGCTTCGGATCGGGTATCCAATCAGCATGTACGACTCCTAGTCGGTAATCATCGGTGGCTTTCACAAGCCCTCGATGTGACCAGGAGCCGGAAGGCTGATGTACCTGGCAGGGGCGTTCATCGCCTTGCCAAGTTCGCGTCTATGGGTTCAGCGCTCTGTTTTCCCATGGAGTCCATAGTCTTCGTGACTGTGGTATTCCTAGGAATTCAGATGCAGCTCAACAGACGGTTGACCGAGGCGGACGTTAAGTCCTTAATCGGTCGGGTGCGTGCATACGGGGACGATCTAATCGTCCCTACGTGCTACACGCCTTCGGTAATTCGGGCTCTCGAAACTTTTGGGTTTCGTGTCAATGAGCACAAGTCATACTGGAACGGTAAGTTCCGGGAGTCTTGTGGAGAGGATTTCTACGATGGGAACTCGACGAAAGTCGTGCGCCTCCGTACTCTTCTCCCCGAAAACCGACGTCACGTTCGAGAGATTGTGTCGACGGTATCGCTTCGCAATCAGCTGTATCACGCTGGTTGGTTGCGTACTGCCGATTGGCTTGATGGACGGATTGGGAATCTCATTCCCTTTCCTTACATCATGTCGACATCTTCTCTCCTAGGGCGCCATGGTAGCCTAGATCAGATTCTGAACCAGGATCTGAGCCATGACGCGAACCTTCATCGCCCCTTGGTAAGGGGAATGAAGGTTGTCTCGCAGCCGCCAGTTTCCAAGCTGGACGGCTACGGGGCCTTGATGAAGTGGTTCTTGTCCGCTGAGTCTCCTTTCGAGGAGATTCCTCCACGTAATCGCCCGTGGTGGGAGATCGAGAGGTCTCCATTGGACTTGGACCACCTTGAACGTGCCGGAAGGACCGCCAGCGTCCACATCAAAGCTGGATGGGATAGTCCCTGGTAGACCGCCAGGGGCCATGCAGGTTGAAAGACCTGCTGAGGGAGCCTCGAGTGGCTCTTCCTAGAGCCGCTTTAGGACTCCGGGGAGATGCACTTGGG